ATTTGACCAGGAATTATCATAGCACCTTCTTTAAAAAGGTGTCTACCCTGATGCTCCATTTGATTCTGTAACAAACTTTGTAGTTGTGTTAATTCTCTTGCCTGAACAGCAAATCCAGGTCTAAACAATACCTGTTGAAAATTATCTGTAGAATCAAAATCGTCAAAATATGGAGCGACATTTAAATTTGTTTTTTGTGCCATGTTTTAAAATTCCACTATGAGTTTAATATCCTCTGTCTGATCAGATGATCGACTTATTGGTTTTCTATTTTCTATATAAATTATCTCTCCACTATCTGCTTGTAATTCCGAATTTGCATATCCATCAGTAAAGGTTATTGAATTACCACCAGAGAGGGTCACTGCTGAGTCAGAAGTAGAATCAGGGGTGCCTGTTGCAGAAGAAGTTGCACCAGTTACAACATTTGCTCCACTAAATGCAACTTGAGATCCAGTAGTTGTAGAAGTACCATAATCTCCAAATCTCTCTTGTGTATAGTAAAGAATATTGAGAGAAGAATCCCATTCTACAACTTTACCTATAGCACCAGTAGTTGCCTGAGAGATCTTTTCATCTCCATCAAACGATCCTGATACAGATGTTAGATGTAATGCCTTTGTTTGCCTACGAGTAGATTCTGTTGCAATAGTAGTAGTCCCAAAATCATAAGGGTCTACTACAAGACCAACTCTACGAAAATCATTAGCAACCGTAATATCATCACCTTCTGCCTGAGTTAAAGTAGTATTCATCATTACATAATGTCCACCAAGTTCCTCTATGGCATCATATCCATGCCCACCTTTAGGACCAATAATCACAGAGATCGTTCCTTCTGTTCCACCTAAGTTTGCAGCGGATGATAATCCCGTATCAGAAAAAGTGTAACCAGCAGTAAGTACAACCGTTCCAAATGTATAACCAGAACCAGCTGCATGGATAGTTGTATCTGTTCCAGCAGTTAATCCATAAGAAACAATTACACCACTACTAACAACGATACTAACAATAGCACCAGAAGAAGTTCCTTGACTTGTGCCGTCACCATAAACAGCAGCGTAATACGTGCCATCACTTTGTCCAGAACCACCAGAAGTAACTATAACGGAATCTATTGCCCCATCTGTTGCGGCCGCACTCACTGTAGTATCTGTAGATGCTGGTTGAAAATCTGTAGTAAGAAATTTTTCTACTTCAGCCGAAGTAAGAGTGTACATATACTGTATCACATATCCCCCAGAAGCAAAAGGATCATTTCCAGTAGCAGTAGGGGCTGCTCCTGACCATGCTGTTCCTCCATTATTATCAAGTACCTTATATACCCGATAAGCATCTGTCATAAAATAAAATGAGGAATCATAAATATTCGTAGCACCAGAAGTAGTAGTATTAGAAGAACTAATATTATGTTCATACATATCATATATTGTACCATTAGCAAAATCTCTACGAGGAATTGCATAAGTAACATCACTTGATGAAATTAATTTAGCAGCTAGCATATCATCCCAATAATAGAACTCTGAACCAACATCATCGGCGGGAGTTGGAGGTGAAGCATCAGTTCCACCTGTCGTTCCTGTGGTATATGAATTAGATTTACCTATAAAAAGATAATATGTGTTTTTTGCCGATTCACTAAACGACTCATAAAATTGTGTCGCATTGTGAACCCTAAATTTTTCTGTAATTATTGCTGACATTTCTTTTCCCTACCTTATTTATGCACCAGCTCCGTAAATGGTTTTTAATGTTGATCCACCTGAGTTTTTAATTAATAGAGTAACCAGAGTTTTTAATTGATCTGAACCTATAGCATCATCTGCCATATTTACTTCACCAACAGTATCCACCGCAATCATTGCCCCTGTAACAAGTCGGGAACTACCTGTACTTACAACTGTCCCTGTAGCATCCTCAAAAGTGATAGTACGATCAGCTGTCGGATCTGTAACGTCAAAAGTAGTTTCAAAATCGTTTGCTGTCCCTTCTACTAGAAAGAGATCAACCGTACCACTGGACACAGCAGTATTTATATTCATAACTGCATCTGTGGTTATAGCACCAATAGAAAGAGTTCCAGTACCAGTTAAATTTTCATTCCCAAAACTAATAGCACCAGAACTATCCGTAAGTGATCCAGCAGCTAATGTTGCTGTACCAAAATTACCAGTAGTTCCGTTTACTGTGGTTGTTGCAAGAGTTGTAATTGTTGCAGAAGTTTGTGTTCCACCTACCACACCTGTAATTGTTGGAGCAGTGAGAGTAACTACTGAAGCAGTAGCACTGATGCCACTGCAAAGATCAGTTGCATCACCAAATTTAGTATAAATTTCTAGGAAATTATCATTAATTTTGTCTCCACCATCACGTAGATTATCACCAGTGCCGTCATTGGCTTCGGAACCCAAGTCTATACTTTGTAGTGCCATAATTACTCCTTATTTGTTTTATTTATAAGTTTAAAATCAGTATCCTATACCGTTTCATCAAATGTTTGTTGTGTTGTATCCCAAGAGGAATTTGAACTGTCAAAGTTAGGACTGAAACCAGCAACAACTTGTGGTGTTGATTGTCCTACCAAGGATAAATATGTACCAATTTCAAAATCAATCTTACCCCCTGCCATAGTACCTGATGCATCCACTTGATCAAATACTACTAGACCTGGATTATGTTGATCTAGAATTGCTTTAGTACCTTCTTCTGAAAGTATCTTATCTCCAGCATCCCGACCAGTAGAAATAGTTTGATTTAATATTATATTATCACCAGCATTTGTACTACTACCATCAGTTCCATTTAATACAAATTCTACCGTTTCTCGTTCATCTTGTAATGCAACGTGACCATGAGTTCTCGTTTTTATCGTTGCTGGTCTGGTAAAATGTACAAAATTAGTTCCAGATGTAAAATTAACTTCTGGTATTGTAGATCCACTTTCTGCTTGTAATAATTGACTATCCAACAAGAATTTTCCACTACGTTGTGGAGAGGTGTTCGTTTCTATCAACATATTATTACCAGCAATAGAATCTTCCGTCACAATTATAAATCCAGTTTCTAATAGTAAATAATTTTCTGTATCACTACCACTGCTATCAGATCCATCTAAAAATATACCTTCAAAATGAGTTTCTAAAACAAGATCACCCTCTCCCATATTGGGATCAGAATTTTCCATTTGAAAATATTCTGTAACAATATTATCTCCCAATCCTCTGCCTTCTTGAACAAGGAGAGGAGTACGAACTATTTCTTCAATTGTTATTTCACCACTAAGAACATCTTCTGAAACAAAGTTGCTCCCTGCATCCGTAGATGAACTATCTGTTCCGTCTAATACAAAATTATCTCCATAAGAATTAGTATCATCTTGATGTAAAACCCTAGAGTTAGCATGAGAACCACCACTATCCGTTCTATCTAACAACAATAAATTTGGTGTGTTGACATCTACTTGAGTATCTGTAGCATTTTCTAAAGAAACTATATCATTAAATGTTGTTGTCTGTTCCAATGCAAATAAATCATTAGATCTAAATTGTATATCATCAAAAGTTAAACCACTCCCAAAATCTGCATCAGACGCATCTTCTAACTCTAATGCTTCACCAATATCACCTATAGATCCTGAATCTTGTACAATTCCGTTTGCTATAATAACACTCCGTGATATAGTTGGTCTGGTAAATACGGTTCCATCTTCAAGTTCAAATCCATTAGCAATAACCTGAGTTTCAGCAAAGAGTGGTAATCCTGATCTTGACCCTCCTTTAACTGGCCAAGTAACCTCTGGAAGTTTCATGGTTAATGTTACTTTTTGTAAAAGAGATACATCTCTATTCCCTGTTGGTGCGAGAGGTGCTTCTTCTGATGAAATTCTTTGAGAGGTATTATCTGTTATAATATGCTCATCAACTAATGTTTCATCTCCAAGTATAAAACTTCCAGCATTTGTACTGCTACCGTCTGTGCCATCTAATAATTCATATCCACTGTCATCTTCAAATCTGATAAGATAAGGAGATTCCAATAACATTCTCTGGAACAACCCAGTTCTCTCTTGTAAAGTTGGATTTGGAATGCCCAATCTTCGTTGTATCTGTATCTGAAAAATTCCTTCCAAAAAGGAAGCAAGTTC